CAGAACGGCATTGTGAGAGACATTTCTCTCAAAAAGACTGAAGCGCCATATCTCCCAGAGGTCAGATTTGAACAAGAGGGATATGACGGGTTAAAGCAGTTGAGAGTGACCTACGACGCGGATATTAAGACCTTTCCGCTACCAAACGCATTCCCGGGACAATATCTCTATATCGACCCGACCACCTTCGCCCCCGGCGCAGCACTTTGGGAAGACCGAAATGCCGCCGGCGAGGTATACAACTTAACGCACTTTGGTATAGGTGGGTATTTCATGATAATCAGGTCTACCCACCGATTCGGACCCGGGGAAGCTGCAACCACAATTCAGGCCAAATGGGTCGCAGAACACACAGGACGCAACCAGCAGGTTAACGCCGCCGGCGAGACTGTTTCTGAGCAAGACGGCGGGTCGACACTCGATCGAGGACGTTGCCACGAGGCACAAAACTTACGAAGAGCGGGGTCGTTAGGTAACTTTATAGACACTCCCGAAGAGGAAGAAGCAGCCCGCGATGCCCAGTTAAACCCCGAAGTCGGTGAGGGACCATAATGTCAACATTTTACGCAAAGAACAACAAGGAATCCACAAGAGCACTCTTCAACAAGAGGCTGATCTATAGAGTCGACTCAAATCCTGAGAATGTACGACATCTCGTGAATTTCAATTTCGGTGAGAAGGTTCTCTTTGGCAGAGTAGATCGTCAATATATCCCCATTGTCCTTAACTACGACGGTATACTCACAGACCTTAAGACCCCCGAATTCGCCCAAGCGCGCAGTGTTCGTAGCCTGTCGTATGTTGCTAACGCCTTTAACGATATGGCGCGTGAATTCCGCCGAAAGATAATGCAAGGAGAGATCTCCGGAGATAGTAAGTATCTAGGCGCTATTTCGGCGTATAAGGGATTGGCTAGCCCAATAAAGGCGTATAACAGCCACATAGAAAATTATGCCAAAGCATTTCAGCAGATCTTTATCACTAGAGATATTAAGGTGAGAGATTTCGATGAGTTTATGAGCTATTTTATGGCGTATCTAGAACGCACCAGTCGAACCATTCCATTTACACAATCAGGCTTTATAAAAAGCCGGTATTCTACCGTAATGAACACGGGACTGGCGATTGAGATTGCTGATCTTGATGCTTCAGACGACGATACTAAAATTCAAGATTTCATTGACGATCCCAACTGGAAGTGTTATGTTAATATGTGCAATCGCTATGGGTTCATGATCGACAGCAATATACCATGGAGAATTGTGGCAGATATAGGATCAGAAGGAATGAACACGTATGCCGCCGGACTAGGACTCCCTAGTGCCAAGGCTGTGATTGCTGCCCAGTTTAGAAAAGGCTATAGTATTGATAATCAACTACTGGTTAAGACACTTCTGGGCATTTACGACACTGTAAAAAAGCAATCTTTCCAAGAGTTGGAAGTTTGCAATGGATCCACCATCAGCCACACGATTTATCCCGAAACCTACACAGTCGAGGGGCTAAAAGAAAAATACTCCCCGGAATATTTCATCGATCTATACTGTAGGATAAGGTTCTTCGAGGAGGAGTCGCAGTTCGGACCAGACGAGCAGGCATCTCTTATTGACGATTGTTTGGAGATGTCTCACCTTGAAACACCCATCGCTGCACTGAAGTTTTTTGAGATTGTTTTAAATAAACCATTTGACTATCGCGGCTCATTGAGTTATATTAGAGAAAGCAACAAAGCAAAACGTAAGCTCAGAGAGACGGAGAATGGGTGATATTCCAGACAATTGACGATAAATCGGAGTGTATAGGGGTCTACGCTGACGGACACCTTCACTACAATAACTTCCCAGAAGATCTGTCTAAGACGTGGAAGTATACGGGATCCCTCGCTGATTCCGATGTTGAATATGCGTGGCTTTATACCGGTGGCAAAACACTCGCAGAGGTGTGCCCCGAAGACCTTCTACCAAGGCTCCAAGCTTCTCAAAGGCGCTCCCGCGCATATATTCGGTCGTTTGAGATTGCTAAAATTGATCTTCGGGAACACTGCATATTTGATCTCGTGCCGGAGGACTATCTTAAGGATTTCTGCGAGATTAAGAACAAGATAACACAGCACGTATTTGAGACACACGAAAGACCAGAGGTCTACGAACACCAGAGTGAGATCCAAAAGCTTTTGTATAAGATCTCTTACCAAAGGCTAAATTTGAGTGTTTCGGGCTGTAAGAGTCTTCACTATTCACACCGAAACTCACTGAAAGTTAAAGAGTTGGTAAATGGTTATCGCCATATTGAGTATAACTTATTCGGAACAGTAACTGGTCGTTTAACAACCACACAGAGGAGCTTTCCTATACTCACAGTTAAGAAAGACTTTCGAAAGCTCTTAAAGCCGAACAATGATTGGTTTTTGTCACTAGATTATAACGCTGCTGAAGTTCGAACGTTTATTGGGCTAGCAGACGAAGAGCAACCTCAAGAAGATGTACATACGTGGCACATAAAGAATCTCATCGCCGACTCAATAAGTCGTACCGATGCAAAGGTTAAGTTCTTCGCATGGCTTTACAATCCAGATTCAGCCGACAAGGAGTTTGATCGCTATCATCGACAAAAAGTACTTGACAAATGGTATGATGGTGTTTATATTAAGACTATGTTCAAGCGCCGAATTCCGGTTGATAGGAGAAAAGCGTTAAATTACCTTATTCAAAGCACCACTTCTGATCTTGTATTAGAGCGCGCCGTGGCGATTGATAAATTTTTAGAGGATAAGAAGTCGTTCATCTCTCATATCGTGCATGATGAGATCGTAGTAGATCTCGCAGATAGTGAACGAGAGATAGCGCCTCAAATAAGAGAAATATTTGCAAACAATAAGATAGGCAATTTTATGGTCAATCTTACCTGTGGCAAGAACTATTTGGAAATGGAAGAGTTAAAAATATGATCTCAATAATTGGTATTGGTACTGCCGGATCGGCTATCGCAGAGAGATTCGCAACTACGGGTAATTACGACGTTTATATGCTAAATCATAGCATAAAAGAGAACTCAGAGCAACAATATAGGATAGAGAACTTCGAATCCCCAGAAGAGTACGAAAACAACATCCCAGACTTGTCAGAGTTTTTTGCGAATGTGCGCGATCGAGTGCAAGTATTCGTCATGGGCTCCTCAATGAGTTCAAACTATGTTTTGGGAATCCTCCAGCAAATAAGCCACAAACAGATAGACCTGTTTTATATTAAACCAGACACAGAGCTTCTTACTGGCATGCCTCGCGTCGTGGAAAGGGTTGTTTTTGGAGTCTTGCAAGAATACGCGCGCTCTGGTATGTTTAGGTCGCTTACATTAATCTCGAATCTAGATCTGGAAACAGCGCTTGGTGAAGTGCCGATTAAGACATATTACGACACCCTGAATCAAAGCATATTCTCGACCGTTCACCACCTCAACTATTTCGAGTTCTCCGATCCGGAGATTGGACAAGTTTCCAAACCAGCCGCCATGAATAGAATCCGAACAATAGGATTCCTCGACATCAAAAGACTTAAAGAAAAGTTTCTTTTCCCCCTTGACACCCCTCGCGAGCTATGTTATTATATCTGTATAAACGATGAAAGGCTCGCTACTGAAGGCGGACTACATAAGAAACTGGTCGATATGCTAAAGAGTAAACCGAAGAATGCATTTCTAAAAATGTCATATGCGATATATGGCACTCCACATGCAGATTTCGGATTTGTTGTGGCACATACAAATGTGATTCAGCAAGAAAAAGTACTTGACAACGAATAACAGAGATGTTATATTATTAATACAAGCAACCGGTTTGCTATCGGTGCTTTAAAACCAAAGAGACAAGGAACGCTTGTCTCGAACCCACAAGGAGAAATTATGGGTATTAACATGGAGCTAATGCGCAACAAGCTCGCAAATTTGCGCGGAGAAAATAAACAAGATTCAAACAGCGTCTGGTTCAAACCAGATGCAGGAGACACTAGCATCCGAATGGTGCCGACGAATGATGGAGATCCTCTTAAGGAAATGTTCTTCCATTATAACGTTGGAGATCATCGCGGTGGCATTTTGTGTCCTAAGCGTAACTTTGGGGAGAAGTGTCCAATCTGTGACTTTGCTTCTACTCTATGGCGCGAAGGAACTGACAACAACGACGAAGCCAGTAAAGATTTGGCAAAGTCCCTGTTCGTTCGAACCCGATACTTCAGCCCCGTCGTAGTACGCGGCAAAGAAGATGAAGGTATTAAGGTTTACGGGTACGGCAAGCAAGCTTATGGTCTGCTGCTTGGTTATGTGCTCGATCCTGATTATGGAGACATAACAGATGCCACGGAAGGCACAGATATTGTGCTGACCTACACTAAAGCTACCGGTCCCGGCAGCTTCCCCAAGACCAACCTAAAAATGCGTCGTAAATCATCCCCCTTGCTTGAGGATACGGAAGCTATCCCCGCCCTCCTCGATGGCATGCCGAACTTTGACACTCTATTCGAGCGTCTTTCTCCGGAGCAAGTCGACGCAATCCTTGATGAGCAACTCGCTGGAGACGGATCCGCTGAGTCTCGCTCTCGGGAAACCAATAAGTACGCAAGTAATGGCGCTTCTGTCGTAGACCGCGCGTTCAGTGAACTTACTGGTTAGGTTGTGTCCGCCGCTGGCAGACCGGTCAAAGTCTGCCACCTTTTAATTAGTCCCCAGAACAGAATAAGT